CTTCACAGATTACAGCATGAAATAGGCGAGTTATCCTTTTGGAATAAACAAGTCCAAAAAGACCCTGGCCTAATCATGCGTCTACTCAAAGAGGTGGCTACACTTAGATATGATATCAGACGAAACAGTTGAGAAAATCTTAACAGAAACTCTCGCTAATCCTGCCGAAATGCTGGAAGCGTTGCGCGAAAAACTGCAAGCGGAACATATGCTTAAAGTCACCAAGGCACTCCAGATGAAAGAGTTTCATGGTATGGCTATATCGGCGCAAGAAAGGGAAGCAGTAGCCAGCGACAAATATAAACAAGCCGTGGATAGAGTGGTCACGGCTACTGTTAATTACGAGAAACAGAAAGTGGAAATGGAGCGATCCAGGTTCACACTGGAGATTTACCGAACCCAACAGGCAAACCAGAGGTACAACATATGACTGTATTTGATAAAGACGAGACAGTTTCCTACCATTTTAACGGAAGGCATTTGGCAGACGTAGTAATCAAAGGATGGACTTACGACAGCCCAGAACGCCGCACATACGATATTGTTGGCGAGAATTTCACCAGAAAGTCAGTGCCAGCAACGGAATTGAAAAGGAAATATCCTAAGGCAGTGTAGGGCATTGCATTTGTAGTGATACATAGGATAAAGTGCTTGCATCCATGTGTCACCTCAATGGGTCGTTTCGGTTTTTCCTTTCTTCCCGAAGCGGCCCAATTTCTTCTCTATTTCCTTCAACCATCCTTGCGGTGGTTCTATCCCCCATATTCCATTGCCCTTGTTAGCAAGTTGTGGAAAAGCCCAATCCACATCTACCCCTTTTAACTTAGCCCAAAGTCGCAGCGCATCCCGTATACGTTCAGCAGATGTATAGCTCTCACCAAACCTTTCCGCTACGTTTTCCCAACTACAGTAATGCTCACGCATTCGCAGTATTTTAATGGCCATATCATTTTCCATTTTGACGATCACGTAACTGATTGCAAAACTCCCACAAAGCGGAGACTTGCTTTTCCAGATTAGCCACCTGCGCATCGAACTGCGCCCGTAATCTAACTGTTTCTACATAGGTATCTCGCTTATTTAGCTGGTCTGTGAGCGCGTCTATATCCCTTCTGGCTTCATTGACCTGTTCTCTTAAACGGGTAGCGACAATAATAGCCGCCCCTATAATTAGAATTTGCTCCCAGTAATCGGTTATGAATTCCATTACTCAACCCATTCATAGGCAGTGCCACAGTTGACACAGCGAAACGTTCCATCGTGATATATGAGCCAATGCGCTGCCAAGACCTCCCACTCCGCACATACCTCGCAGATTACAGAAGGCTCTTCGAGCTTATCTGGTATTTGATGAATTTCTGCGGTCACGGGCTCTTTTCCACTTCAAATATTCGGCCCCCTCCAGCAAATCCGCAAATGGCACTATTTTCATCGGCCCGTTAGCTTTTATATCTATCACAAAGAGCAGGGAGGCCCCGTAGGACTGCTCTGCGAACCCATGCCTTAAACTATAGGGGTCATTCCACTTATAGCCCCTAGCGCGTCCCAGAACGACACAGTGGCCGTTGTCTAGTTCCTCCTGGGATAAGGCCCAACTATGTCTATGTCCAGCGACATATAAATGACAACTTTCCTGACCCCATAAGGCGGCTCTCTTCTGCCCATGTAAGGGCGAGTAAATTGACGACCCCTTGTGGTCATGGGCAGCATCCACCTTGAGTTCACCAGATGGGAATACGAGCTTTAATTTTGCTCTCCAATCGACCATAGGAACTTTCTGACAATTTATCGTCGCCAGATACGTTGGAAACTCACCGTGGAATAGTTCGTGGTTCCCATGCAGCCATGCACACCATTTGATACCTGACTCCAATAACCACTTTCCAAGCCTTCTTTCTGTTTGGCGGGATATGTCCTCATCAGCGTATAGGGCCATCAATCGACCCCATCCCCAGTTGTCAGCGTTATCTCCTATGTTAATCGCATACAGACCCTTGGTTTCTTTCATACAAGCGACATGGCTTTTCAGTAACGGCCAATTTGTATTCGGTCCTAAATGTGGGTCTCCGACTACCGCCAGCCCGATAGTCTCATCTGTTGGGAACTTTACAGGAAACCAAGTTTTCGCTTTTTCATGGGTCAGGCGCTTTTTGAAACGCTGCTCCATATGGTCAATGATTTTGTCTGTATCTATATCAGGGTCAGGGAATGTCGGAAGTTGAATTTCCGACTGTATTTCTATTTGCCCGTCTTCTCTTGCAGCCCTCGCCAGGTCGATCCTGTGAGCCAGCGTAGAACGAGCCATGCCTATTTCTTTGGCGGCATGAGTAAGGTTGTCATATACTCCTTGGTCTATTTTCTTTTCTACGTCCAGAGCCGCTAATAATTCTTCATTCTCTAGCGTTTTCGTAGCCACACAACACCTCCCAAGCAGAGTTATAGTTATCGCCCCACAGCTTTGTTTCCTCAGTATCGCCGTCCCGATAATAGAACGGCTCTACTGCCTGACATGGGATGTAGTTAGTTATCTCTGGAGGAAGAGCGGAATTTGTTGCGCAACCGCTTGCGGTCAATATTAGACCTAGCATTGCGAACCTTAGTAAGTTTCTTATAGGCATCCGCCAGCCCTTTGTTAATCGCTTTGTTCTCGCCTAGTTTTATCAGGCTTCTTCGATTCAGCCAACCCACAAGTACACTTGTGAGACTTACCAGGGTTTTGACAAACGTGAACATCTTTAGTCGTCTGCATTGCGAGCTTTGCCAAAGTTTAGTCCTACCATATTCACGATACGTAGAACCATCGCTATTGCTTTGTCGTCTGATTTAGTCGGGGTCAGCGTGGCTAATCCCGCCGCTGCTGTTACCAAAAGTGTGACATGATGCACCCAGTTCGGTAACGTGTTGATAATGTTTATCATCCAATCCATTTCAATAACTCCAAATTCTCGGTCTGGGACCGTTTGTTAGGTCGTCTAAATGAACAAATCTGCTTTTGCCTTTCTGGTTGACACCTATTCCTGTCATACCTCTTTCGATAGCGAGGCCAACCAGATTGTATGCTTCGGCTCCCCTGATCGCAATATCGACTGCACGACCCGTAGTATGCGGTCCTGATTGACCTGTACCGCTTACTTTTTCGTTATGTGAGGGGGATCTATACCCTGACGATACCACCATTGGACCTACCTCGTCACGCAAATCCTGCAATTTATCCAGAAATGCCTCTATTTCAGGGGTTATTTCAGGATATTCACCTGTTCCTTTACACTTCAACTCGTCTATGGAGAAGTTTTGCCATCGCCATGTTACTGCCACGGAACTCCTCCAAAAACAAACTGACCAACCATAACCACAAGCAAACCAAGCAATCCCCATAACAATCTGTCTAATCGTCCGTTCAACCTGGTCAACTCCTGTTTCAATTCATTTAATCGTTGGGAGTTTAGCTCGTTCCTTTCCTTACATTGCTCAACATGAGCGTGGAGTTCAGCGGCGAATACTTCAACGTTCATTGTTTTGGCCTTGGAGTCGTATGCCGTCCGCTTGCTGTACTTAATTGCGGCTCTAAACCATCAATCGGCATCCCTCTTTCTCCTTGCGCCATCCATGTGACGTATCTTTTTGCTGTTTCGATAAACGCCTGTGGCGTATAGGTGCCATCTTCCATCATTTTTCTGGCTAACGCTGTTCCGAAATCATTATTATTGATATCTATTCGGTCCTCTACGCTAGGCTCTTCAACAAAACTGAGTTCTCTAACATTTACCAAAGCATTTGCTAGAGCTTTTCTCGGCTCTGTCAACCAACTCGTCGGCGTTGTCAATCCTCCAAGCAACATATGGTTAAGAGTGTCTCCGTAGGCGTCTTCGTACTGATTTTCTGTTTGCCAATCTCCTGACGTTTTTATTGCCAAAGCACGCTCATCATCCACGCCTAATAGCCTGCCTACATACCTTTGTAAGTCCTGATCATCCAGCATTCGCGACCCTCCTTGCAAAAGTGCATTGACCAACCCTGCTGCCTTATTTTCTGCCATTAGACTATTCCGACATCCTATTTACTCGTATTCCCTCACAATAGCATTTGGATCAGCCGCTTTCATTCTGTTATATCGCTCTATTCTATCAATTCCTTTTTGCACTTCGGGGGTAGGCGCAGGAGTTTGTTTAGCTATTACATCAAGAAGCTGTCTTATAGAGCCATCCGTCATTCCAAAATATGTTTCTGGATTATCTTCTTTATAATACGTCATAAGGTCAGAAATAGCTTGATTTCTACTTGCGCGATCAGGGAATTCGTACGTTTCATAATTGATTTCCCCTTCCCGCACTGCGGAATGTGGAGCAAAGCCTTCACCAGTATCTGATGCAAATGGTGCAGCAAGCATACCTAACTCGCCTTCTCTGACGACAGAACTAGGATCTAATGCTTGTAATAGAGTTGAAGCATCAAATTCACCTTCCCTAACAACAGAGCCTGGATCTAAATTCTTTATGTAATCCATTAGAGCAGCCAACCGATTAGGTGCGGCACTCGTCTGTTGTACTCCTCCTTGTAAAATGGCATTCTCCAAATCTACCCTTTGTGGAGGTTGGCGATTGCTTTGATACATAGGGTCGGACATAAACCTATTAGGTGCAGAAGTATTATAATAATGTGAGGGCATTAGACTGCTTTCTCTGTTGATAGTATTTCATGTAGATCATCTGGCAAATATTCTTTATGTAACCTTCCATCTATTTTAACTATACACATCACTTTGTCAGGGCCAACTGGACGGGCAACCACAACAGCAAAGGCTTTGAAAAATCGTGACTGAAAGACATATACTGCTACATCCTCCCGATCTTTTACGTTATGGTATTCGAGATAATTGTCGGCGGCTGTTTTGTGTAACTGCGCTCTCCTTGCGTTCCAACGGCCTGTAAAAAACTCCTCAAGTATATTAAAAGCACTACCTACAGAGCCACACGTTAATTCATAAACCTCCTCGTTAGTCTGCGCTACGGATTTATGACCTATCAAACAGCTTGTCAGGATTAACGCAGCTATGGATAGGCGCTTGAGGGTCATAACAGGCTCTCAATAAACTTTCTACGGATTTCATCAACGTTAGATGGTGTCCCTGCTGTTGCGGTAGGTACGTTTTGTCTAATCGCCTGTACTAGCGGCGCTATATTTAATCGCCCACTTCTAACAGAAATCGGCTGTCCTCTTGTCGGCGGTATAACGGGAGGATTTAGTTTGTTCAATCTTTCCTGTCGTTTCTGCGCTTCTACCGCCTGCAATTGTTGAAGTTGCTTTTGATTATTCAACGCTGGATTAAACCAACCAGGAGCTACCCCCGCCATATAATAGCGTTGCGGGTCACCATACTGCTGCATACCAAACGGAGCAGTCTCAGCGCGTTTCGCATAGTCTGGTAACGCTTGGTATTCTTTTTTCGCTTGTTGTGGCGAAATTTGCCGTAACCCGCCACCTGCTCCACCACCTGACATGACTTCCTCCTTAGGCTAGCGCCTGGTCTCTAAACTGTTGAATTATCTTCTGTATTTGTGGGTTGAATACACGATTAGATGTCGCGCCCTGTACTTGTCGGGTCGGTTGTAATTTCGCCAAAGCGTTTTGCAAAATAGTATCGACAACCCCTGTTGCTACTGGCGTTGGCAATGGCGCTATTCCTGTCACGGGGTCGGGGTCTCTAGGAGGTGCGCTGGCTATTGCTTGTGCTAACTGTTCTCTGGCAGGCTCCGCTCTGTTCACTGTTCCATAAGAAGGCGTATTTGGCCTATATGTTCTGTTCAGTCCCATCGGGTGGGAGTAATCACTATCGGTAGTTCCACCAAAAGGAGACTGCGAGGGAGGACTTAATGCTAAAGCTGCCCTCGTATTTGCTACGTTTTGCGGTGTTTGCGCTTGTGCCATTTCTGCAAAAAACGCTGTTATAGCCGCTGGCACAGACGTAATACTTGGCGGCGTAGGCATAATGGGAGGTAGACCAAAATCGCCTAATGGACTTGCAACCTCTCCTAAGTTATTAAAGAACTTTGCATTTGCTATATCTGATGGAATTACATTAGTGCCAGCAACCTCACCGCTTAAATTGCTATGCGTAACAGGTATGCCTTCAGAGTTAGTTGCTGGAACACCTAGCGTTGATGATGTTACGGTATTTGCTGAAGGAACTTGAAACCCGAAATTACCCGACTGCGCTGTAGTAGCACCCAACACAGAAATTGGTGGTGCTATACTATTGCTTAGGGCATAAGTTGACGACTGTGCGAGTGCGTTTTGATTTGCGTTTTGCGCAATTTGGTTTGCGTTTTGAACAGGCGTGGGACTTGTAGTGGAACTCGATGTGGTGCTAGTAGACGGCCCCATACCCATCGCGCTAGGACCTAATGCTGATGTACTATGACCCGATTGCTGTACTGACATAGGAGTAATCCCCATAGGGCCACCGAATTGCCCTGTAGTCATCCCCATAGCTGTACCAGCTTGTCCAGGGCTGGACATACCCTGCGCTGCTCCCCCTCCTGGCCCAGGGCTTGTCCCTGGTGCTCCTGATCCAGCGGTCATCGTTGTCCCATCATATTAGACATTACGCCACGCGCTTGTTCAATTGCACCTAATTCCATTGGCAATGGTGCTACTGTAATCGCAGCCGCCGATGATGACCCTGCTAATACGCTATCATATAATTTGTTAACTGCCCTTACCACCGCTTCTTGTGCTTCTGGCCGTACTAACGCTCTACGCAATGCATTCGGATTTTCTTCTACTAGTAGATTTGCAATCTTCGTGTACTGCTCTTGTGTCAAACCTTTTGCTCTATTTCCTAAAATTCCCGTTATTATTTGACGCGCACCGCCAGCTACATCACCACTTTTCATTCGCGCTAAACCTAATACGAACGTTTGTGTGCTGCCTGTTCGTTGCGATGCTCCCTGTGTTAATGCCGTCGATGGGCCACCAACAATTTTTGCATGGCTTCGTATTGCTGCCGACGCTACATCCAACTTCTCTAATGCGGCTTCTATAGAGTCCTCAGGATATAATGCACGCATTATGACACGCATTCCCGTCTCGTCATCATCTGTTAAACTTGCCAATGTATTGACAAGTGTCGTCCTTGTTGCCCGTGTTTTTCCTGCTTTATTTTGTAATTGTGTGGCTACCCCTGCACGAAATGAAGCGATTGCATCAGCATTATTTGATGTCATTAAATCTTCTACATAAATTAAAGCATCATTTAATGGCTTGCCCAGTATATTCCTTCCTTCAGCATATGCGTCATTTGCAGTTTGTATCTTTGCCCATTGTGCCCTCGCTGCCTTTAACTCTGGAGAGAATATATCTATTTCATCCCGCAATTCTCGCTCAAGTGTTCGTAACGCAGCACCTTCTGCACTTTTCCCACTATTAAACGCATGGTTTGTACTGTCTTTTAATGCCCTACGAACCACCTCTGCTGTTTCCAAATCCGATGATCGTATAAGTGTAGCCTGTCCGTTTTTTACCTTAAATAACGGAGGTAATCTGTTACGCGCTAAATGCTTTGTAATTGTTCTACGCAACGTTGGGTCGATATTTAACATTTCTACCAGCTTTGAGTTCAGACGCATTCCTACATCTGGATCAGCTGCGCGATAGATTGCTTTATATTCTTTCCCTGCTGATGCCTCTAATTGCGACTTCGTTTGACTGACAGCCCTAGTTACGTTAGATGACGATGCGCCTGGTGCTAGCTCATCGACCATTTCGGCAATAGCACTGTTACTTAAATCGACCCTTCTTTTTCGTAACGCATCACCTAAAACCCTGCCTCCCTCACCCATATCCTTGTATAACCCTCTTACCGCTATCGCAGTTTCCTCTGTAAGGTCTGGTATGATTGCACCACTTTTTATTTTATCTAATGCCTGCTCGATAGTGTAACCCGACTCGTTAATGATGCGTAGAACTTCATCTTCTGCGGCTTTGGGTAATCGTTTGTTTCCTGGGAATTTGCGTGATATATAATCCGCTAGTTTGGTAAGCGGTACTCCTAACTTGCTTGCGCCTTTTACAACCAGTCTCCCCGCTGGCCCCACTACCCCCCCTGTAACACCTCCTATTGCTAGTTCTTCGGGGTTCTCTGTTACTCTTTCAATGGGGTTTCCTTCCAACGCACCATACGTCGCTAACGCCCCCTGTCCCGCACCTATTACCGCCGTTCTTCCCAATGTCGGTACTAATGATGCCCCTCCAGTAATCGGCGCCGCGAGCAACCCAGGAAGCACAGCACCTCCAATTTCCCATTTAAGAGAGCCAGTTTTATCTTGGGCTTGCTTTAGTAATTCGCGTTCCTGTGCAATAGCTTCCGCTACTGTCAATTCGCCCGACATCGCACCCTTAAATAATCCAAAAATCTCATCCGATAAGTTAAATAATGCCCCTTGCGCAGCCAGCTTAAATTTATCCCCCCCTGTCAAATTGGGGTTCGTACTCGTACCGACTTTTGTCAATGTTTCAGCCATAGTTTTTCCTTACCTTTGCCTTACGCCTTTTTCGACTTTGAATTCTTCTGTATCTGTGTAGACCATCCCCGTATATAGAGCATTCACGCCGTTAACATTTGCGTAATACAGCCCATCATCCGCTATCACTATATCTCCAGGCGGCAAAGTTGTGTTAGCCTCAATAACTTCGCCTACCGCTAAAGGAGACGTTATTTCGGGCAGTTCTTCTTGTGAGCCAGACGTTTGTTGTAATTCATCTGCGTGTCGAGTATGCCAATCCATCATGATTAAGTTAGGATCAAGTTCGTAATGCTCTGCGATTTCTTCAAACGAACGTGCTATAGGCTGATGATTTTGATACGCTTCACGCATTAACTGTTTACCTGTTTCCCTTAAATCATTGCGTTGCGTTTCGCCTAATGTCTCACCTTCCGACCAGGTTTTCAGAATCGTTACTACACGTTCTCCCATACCAGCAGCACTCGCCGCTTTGTCAAATTCTCCCTCTCGCACTACGGAACCTGGGTCTAACATTTTCATAAAGTTTGTAACCAGCGCGATATCGCCAGCTGCACTATCTTCTGTCGCTAATAGTTTTTCATATGCAAGCAATTGGTCTCTGTAATCTCCAGAGACAGCGGCATATTCTTTTCGCAATTTTTGTGTCTCATCAAATGTATCTGGTGCTTGTCCTGCGTCGAAATTCTTCTGCCATTCGTACATTTCTTTTTCAAGTCGTTGCCGTCTTTGGGCCTCCATATGACCTACCCGTATCGCTCTTCCTTCGCGTTGTATTTCATAGCCCTGCGCCCGTAGCTCTGCGGCCTCCGTTCGCATATCGTCGCGTATTTCTTTATCTATTTGTCGTTTTTCTTGTCTTGCTTCTACTCGTTGTGCAACCTCGTCAGAGATTTCGCGTTCTATTATAAATCTACTTAGATCTCCTGGGTCCTCTCCTCCTTTCCGTAATGCTGCATGATCCGCTGTTGCTTGTTCTCGTAATGATAATGGTTGCATTATTGGCTGAAACGCTTCCTCTGCACTTGCAAGTGGGCCAGTAGTCCCTACTTGTTTTTCTGTCGCAACATCTTTTAATATTGCTCCTCTGCGTTGTGCCTCTGTTAACTCTTTCGGATCTTTTAATAACGCAGCAGTTAGCATATCAATACCTCTAGCCCTATTTGCCGCCAAATCACTGCCTATTAACTCTTTCGCCACAAACTGATACTGGTCAGCTTGAGATGGGGCTGCGTATGCAGTTGGGTCTTGTACTGGCCCTGCACTAATACTTGGGTCTTGTGAAACATCCATAATTGCCAGCAAATCCGCAAGCTCACTTTCTGCTGCCTCTGCTTTGTTCAATTCCTGTTTTTTGAGATACGCCTCCAGCAACATATTAGCCAGGTTTGCCCCTGCTTCTGTGTATTGTGCGCCTTTACTGAATGCTTGTAATTGCGGCAGTTGAAACGTCGGTGCTGCTATCATTTGGGGCGCACCAGCGGTTCCTTGTGGTGGGGCGTAATTGATAGGCGCATACGTTGCCATTAGTCGTTCCTTTCCAGCTTCGCCACTTTATCCGACAGCTCCTGCACCGCTTTCGTGAGAGTTGCTACCACACCCATGACATCTATTAGCTGTACTGTATTCCCGTCTTTTTCGCCGTAGACGTATTCTGGTATGACGCTTTGCAATTCATGTGCTAGGAAGCCAGCAGTAGGCTTGGTATCCATGCCGTAGCCTTCCCTGTAATTGTAGGTTTTCGGCTGTAGGTTATTGACCTTATCCAACGCACCATCTGGCAGTTCTTCTATATTATCTTTTATGCGGTAATCTGAGCCAGCTAATATTTTTGCGCTACCTAACGAACCAGCTAAATTACCCAACGCACCAAGAGTCGCTGCACGATCTTGTGAGGCCAATTGCGCTCTGGCTATCGAGTTCTGCTGCTGCATTGCATACGGACCCATAACGTCTATCTGACCAGGCTGTACGAAATTGGAAATCTGCGGTGTCTGTAGCATCTGGCCTGTCAATAGTCCCACAAGCTCATTCTGTGCCTGTTGTCGCAGCAGTTGCCGTTCACCCAACCCTGATTCCCTAAGCATATTCTGGTAGGAAATCTGGTCTGTTACATCGGCGCGTTCTGCTGCCCTGCGGGTCATATCTCTGCCAAATATATCGGCCTGTCGGGCTTCACCCTGGCGAATAGCGTCAAAAGCGAGACTGCTTAATAAATCGGCTCTCTGACGGCCATATCTGTCCTGTACGTCCGTAGCAAACTCTGAACCAATAGGAATACCAGCATTTGCCAGGTCTTGAGCCTGTCGGTCCTCTATTCTTTCCAGTTCTGGCTGTAATAAGGATAATGCCCTATCTGCGAACCTTTGCTCTAAAGCTGATTGGTCTGTATCCTGGGGTATGCCTCTAATACCCGATAGGTCGAACTGGGGACGCTCCTGAAGGCCCTCTGCGGTCAGGGGGGCTGTGGGTAGCTGTCCAGACAGTTGCGCCCCTACAGCAGCCGTTTCTACCCCGCCAATCTCCTGTAATTGCCGTATGGCTTCCTGTGCTGGCGTTTCTTGTACCCTGAGAGCCTTGCCGCTGGTAGGTACGAACTGGTCGCTTTCCGCATCAAATTCACCAAAAAACAGGTTTCCAGCAGGGCTGAACTGCGTAATGCGGTTCGCTGCGGCCTGTTCTGCCGCTAAATTCTGCGGCGCAGGTGCTTGAACGATTGTTTCTCTACCTTTACTCACACCACTTACTCCTATCAAATTCCTCTTTCAGATACGCATATATCAACATATCTGTACCTCGTTGAAACTTTCTCAGCTTACCTTCCATCGTAAAGCCTAAACCCTCACATAATCTGCGAGAGCGTTTGTTCTTTGGGTGTATGAACGCCTGTAGTCTATTAACGCCGACCTGTTTAAATGGGTAAGCAAACAAGGTGAAAATAGTCTGCTTTGTAGCCCATCGTGGAGAAATTGAAGCAATGCCAACATCACATACCCCCGTTGGATAAAACCAGTACGCAACCCCGCATATCAACTCTCCGTTTCTAGCTACTCCTAGTGTGGAGCAATCCTTAAAGTCATTCGGGACGGTGCTTCTGATCTTATCTTCGATCCACGCTTTTAACTGACCCGTATCGTCTGTTACTATCATTCCTCTATAGTGTTTCCTTCTTCTATGGCGTAGTCGGCCAAACTGGGTTATGCGCATCAGCCGTGTTCGCTGGAAGGTCCCTAAGTAACTGGCGATAATTTAACTGCGCTTCAGTAACGTCTCCCCGTATGATCCACCAATCGGTTTCTTCCAATCGCTTGTTGCGCTCCACTCGTAAAAGCCTCATTGGTTCCGCTGCTGTTAATCGTGCGATTTCTGCGTTTATTTCTGAATCAGTTGGGCGGTCTTGACTTTCGTCATGCCAG